GATGTGAAGTGAGCCAGCTCCACCGGGCGAGATGAACGAGACAGTGTCATCGTCCTGGTCCTTGCCAATGCTCACCTGTGAGCCCACCAACACCGGGTAACCTGCCGTGGTGGCTGGGGCGCCGCTGCCAGCAGTGCCCACCCGGACATAAACAATAGTCGATCCAAGATTGGTGAACACAATAGACTCAGACGTGAGCCCAAGAGTGACAGAGGCAGAAGTGACATTCGGAGTAACAGTGACACCGAGTCCGTAAGCAGGTTGAAAAGCAAGGCCCATAAATTTAACAGTTATCCAACACGATACCAATTCTTAAGAATCGGCTCAAACTTCATCAGGAAGAAACCATTTGCAGCAAGTGACGTTGGCGCTCCAATCACACTTGCCCCATTGCCCAACACTGTCAGCGCCCCAACGGACTGCGTGCAGTTCACAAGCACTTCCTGTCCTTCCTGCACATTGATGACTGCCGGCATTGTAATCGAGCCGGTGGCAAATCCTGCTGTAGGCGTAATAACGAGCCACGCGCTAGCACTCTCAGTGGCGATAGCAACACTCCATGCAGTAGCAGAGGGAGCAAAGTATTGAATGGTCTTTTCGCCAAGAAGACCACCACCACCACCAAACTCTTCAGTAGCGTTGATGATGTAGTCGTAAACGGACTGTGCTAAGACACGATAGTCTTGACCATTGACGTTGACGGCAAAATTGGTCGATGCCGTGACCGTGTCGATTAGAGAGAGGCGTTCAATGGACATGCTATGAGTTCCTGAAGAGGATTTGGCCGTTAGGCTGCACTTGTACTGGATCTAAATTTGGCACATCTACAAATACACGTTCTGTGCGCTTGTATCCAGCCCCAAGTGGCAAGGTTTTATCGTACTGCAACTGAATTGGAGCCGCTGCCTGAATCAAAAGCTGATCGTATGTGAGTTTTGCGTTTGCTTTCGTGTCAGGAGACAGCGATTTCCCGTAGGAAGGCGCAAGTCTGACAGCCAAATTCAACACCAACGCCTCATTAGCAGGCATTGGCGTATCAACTTGTTGGTCGATGTTGCTGTCCTGCGGATTGAGAGGCAAAGGATAGCCAATACGAATGTTTTTGGTGTACCAAGAAGCCACCATCAGGTCAAGCCGCCTCAGTGCGCTCTCAAGCTGATCTGCGGTCAGATCAAAGACGTAAGAAGCCAGCCCCATCTCCTCAAAGGCTTGTTCAATGATCTGTTTCTTGGTGTATCCCATACTACTTGGTGAGTGCTTCGTCGATTAACTGCGCAATTTTCTTATCAGAAAACCTGCCATCAAACTTAATGCCAAGTTCAGTAGCCTTTTCTTCAAGTTCTTGGCGAGTAGGTGGTGCAATGTCATCTGTTTTGACGGCTTCTACAACTGGAGTTGTCTGCTTGGAATCAATTGCTTCTGGAAGAGAGGGAAACCAGCCGTCTTTGAGCTTGGCTTGCAGTTCTTCAGCGTTTTTGACTCCTGCAAAATCGTATGTTCCACCTGCACCTAAATGCTTGCCGGGAACCCTGTAAACCATTAAGGGAAATTCCATTACTTCTTGAGTTTTCCAACTGGTTTGCCTGCTGCAATTTTTGCTTTGCGAGCTGTGCTCAGAGCAATAGCAATGGCCTGTTTCTGTGGCCGGCCAGCCTTAACCTCTTTGCTGATATTGCTAGAGATTGTTTTTGGGGAATAACCTTTTTTCAGTGGCATACAGATTGAATACACAAAAGGGAGGGTAGAGTCAACTACCCTCCCCAGTGTGATTAAGGACTAATCCTTAGGGAATCTGACCAAACAGGATGATCCCTGTCATTTCGGGCTGCTTGTTGACCACACCGAAGATCGTATCGAGGCGATAGCGAGTCTTCATGGTGTTGATGTCGTACTGCTTCTGCATGACCAGTTCAATGCCCTGATCGGTGGAAGCACGCATCACGTTGGCGCCGGCATCCGCAGGCACCGCATAACGGCCCGGCAGGATTTCGATGGCGTCCTTCTGCCAGAAGCAGTTGATGGGAGCTGCCACAGTGTTCATAAACACGATGGCGCTGTTGGAAGCCTTCACGTTGACAACACAGTTTTGGTACTCAGCCGTTGCGGGCGTGTCGTTCTCAGACTGGTTGGAGATGATGGGAGGGCTGATGATCAGCGTGGTGCCACCACCGGGGACAGCAATAACCCGGAAGGTCTTGAGCTGGCCGGTGTCCTGCTTGGTGATGTGATGGACTGCATTCACACCAGCGATGGTCAAACAGTCGCCCACAGCCACATTGGTGCTGCTCGACACGGTCACCGTCTGGTAACGGTTGTCCACGTTGAGACGCTCAGAGGTCGTCGGGGACGAGGTCACTGCCTTAGGAATGTAAGCATTCGCACCGGACAGCGTGTTGATCGTGATACCAGCGCCACCAGCCGCCACTCCAATGCGGTTCGCGTAGTCGAGCTTGAAGGTGTCGAAGCTCGCAACCTGGCCGATGAAGGCGCGGTCGTAAGCGGTCAACGCCTTAGGCGTCAGAGTCTGCCGGCCAGCGAGGTTGCTCGCCATGCCGTTGTAGTCACGAGTGGACAGCGCCAGGTAACGCGAATCGAAGTTCACGCCCTGCTCGTTGAAGATGGCTTCGCACTGGGCGACGTCATCAAAACCGGAGGCAGCAGCGAGACGCTTCACAACGAGCGTGCCCTGCGAGGAGGCCACGTTCATCACAGCCACGTTGATGTCGGACGCGAGCTTCTGCTTGGCCGAATCACCGAGGCGCTGTTCCTGAAGAGCGTCACGCAGTTCGGTCGCAGTCATGATCCAAGGAACAGACTGGTTGAACCCGATCGTCGCAGGGACGGCAAGCTGGGTGTAATCGAAGAAGTTCGACGTCATATCAGTGCCCGAGTACGAGCGGCTGATATAAGGCTGCGGCCTCCAGATGGTGTTGTTGGTGCGTTCCATCATCGTCTGATCCGTGGTGTAGATCGAGACGTTGCGGGACAGGACAAGGGCGTCTTGGAAACCTTCAAGGAGGTTTTCAAATGCTACCCGTTCTTCTTTGCTAAATGCATTAGCCATAATTTAGGATTGGTTTTTTAACTGACGTTTGTAAGCAATTACTTTGGTCATGTCGCCGGTGCGCGATGCTTCTTCACGCAGCCGTTCCAACTGAGCGTTGGACGAGTCAAGACTCCCGTTTCCGTTAATCTTTTTTTCAGGAGGAGGAGCTTGTTTTCGAGAGGTCACAGTCAGTTGGGTTTCTAGTTTTGCTACAGCAAATGCGAACTTAACAGGATCAATGATCTCACCAAGTTCTTTTGCTTTCTTTGGGTTTTTGCCCAAAGCATACACCACTATTGCCGGGTTCTGCGCTCCCTGAAGAATGATTCCCTGTTGAGTAACATTCAGGTTTTCAAGAACAGTCTCTTCAGCGTCTTCAAAATCAGATACTTTTAGCCCAGATTTACTCTGGGTATAGCCTTCCAACTTCTTCTGCCAAGATACTTGTTCAGCCTGCTGCTTGGATCTTTGCTGCGCTTCAGCCTCTTCAGACTGTCGCTTGCGTTCAAACCAACCAGCAAGTTCGTTCTCGAACTTATCTGAATCGTAATCACAGTCCTCAAGTGTCGGTTTCTTTCCAGTAACAACAGGAATTTGCTCTGTTGTAGGATTAACCGCCTTGAGTCTTTCCTCAAGTTCGCGCTTCTCACGCTGCAACTCTCGGTAGTTCTTTCTCAGGTTACGCACCCATTCGGGCGCCTGCTTCTCTTCCTCTTCCTGGGGTGGCGATTCCCCTGCGATAGTAACTACAGTTTCATCTCCGGGATCTTCAGTTTTCTCAGGCTCTGTATTTTCTACAGCCTCTGTTACGACTTCAATCTTATCGGATACTTCTTCTGTTGTATTATCGTCTGCCGGTGTGGTGCTATTCATAAGTCTAAAACTATCTCAACGCAATAGAAATTAACTATTGCATTGGCTGAGCGGGTTGAGTCAAGCGATCAGCTAACGCAAAGATGCGGTCTTGATCGGTTGTGCTCACCTTGGAAAGCGTCTCTGTTGTCTTGGCCCTAGACTCTTCAGCCTTAGCGACTGCAAGAATACTGTCTGCCTGCGCTTTAGCGGCCCGTGCAATGGCCTCTTCGCTCGCTGCCTGCAAGTACTGCGCCTGCGGGTCAGGCTGGGCATTCTGAGCCGCTGCTGCCATTTCCTGCGCTTCTACCTCTGTAGGCTTGAGCACGCCCATCATCAGGAGCTTCTTACGGAAGTAGTCGCGAACGTCACTAATCCCTTCGCCTTCCATGTTGAGCATGGCCATGGCAGAGAGCACTTGGGTCATCTCAGGATCCTGAGTCATCGTCATCATGTCAGTGATTGCCCGAACCGTTGCTTGCCGCTTGGTAGCACTGCTGGGTCCAACAGTGACAACAACGTCGTACTCGGCCTCTGAGAGATCGTTTTCGTACTCGATCTCGCCTTCCTCGTTCACCACCGGCTTAAGCAGCTCCACTGGCTCCATCTTGCCAGACTCGTGGATGCTCTTCATCTTGCGGCCTTCCTCGACAAAGATGTCCCTAGCGATAGACAACCACACTTCGCCACACCGTTTCACGGCCTTTGCCATGTTGGACATGTAGATAAAGGTCTGCATGTCGAGACGCTGCTGAATCAGTTCGACAGTCTTGCCACTAAGGTGACTGACCATCTTATCTCCCTGCCCCGGGGAACCGAGGATCTCTTGCATGTCTACTTCAGTCAACTGAAGCAAAGCAGCCATAGAGGGCGGCAAAGCGGGAGGCTTGGTGTAGGCCACGGGACCGGCTGCCATGGGGTTGCCATTGGCGTCGGTAAGCGTGTTAATGAGGAGGTAAGGGTAGTTCTTGAGGTTATCCTCTGCCCACATCAACTGATGCCCGGCAACCTGTTCAGGCACCAGGATAGGCTTCTCCATGGCTGAGAGCGCACTGATCTCGCCCAGCTTACTCAACTGCATGTTCTTAAGGCGCTGGGCGTCCTTCGCGAGCCTCACATGGCCCATGCACCGCTCTACGTTGTCCACAAACCAACGCTTCCCGTACACCGGGATGATCGGGATGTGTTTGCCTGCGATGTACCCACAGTCTTCAAGGATCTTGGCCCCAGACATGATGTACTTGTGGACCTTGCGCGTCTTAATCTTTTTGCGCCGGACTTCCTTCCAGCCAGTGGCAAGCATCTCTTCTTCTTTGTCGAGTTCCTCTGGCCGAAGCGACTCTTCTTTACCATTGAAATCTTTGTAGATCCGAATCTGTTCAGAGACTTCCTCCACCTTGTAATACTCAGCGACGTACACAACACTCGGCGTGTACCAGTCAAACTGGGAGCGAGTAATCGTCTTGGGCCAGGTAGAGGGGTCATCGTCGTACTCGGCCTTGTAGGCGTCCCTAGTCATGCTGGTGAGCACGAAACACCGCTTGGCATCAGCCTTATCCTGTCTCTTGGCGCCCAAGTCAAAGTAGACGCTAGTGTCAGCGTCAAAGATGGGCTCGATGCACACCCGCTGTTTGTCTTCCTCAGGATCTTCTTCGTTTTCGTACTCTGTCCTAAGTCTCCAAGCGCCGAACCCACCCATCACAGCTTCTTCAAAAGCGTTGTCGTACGCCTCTTCAGCCCCTGAGTCCTGTTCATTAGCCCTGTACAGGCCGGCACAAGTGTCAGCCAGCTTGTCATACTCTTCTCCGTCTTTAGAAGAGAAGTTCACTGTGATCCGATTGTTACGATACTCGTTAATGATCCGAAGGACCGCCATGTGGATCTTGTTGACCTCGAACCTAGGCTTGTTCTCGAACTGATCGCCAAGTGGTCCTTCCCACTGTGCTCCTGCCAACGAGCAAAACCTACGGTCCCCAAGGCAGTTCATGCGCTCCTGATACAGGGCACTTTGAATTTGATCGAACTCTGCGCGGGCAGCTTGGTGGATTTGGGAAAGTTTATCTTCGGTCATCTCTTGAAAAAGTTAATCACTGGCATCACAAATGAACTATTCTTCTTTGTACCATACTTAGATGGAATAGCAGCTCTACTCAAGCCACTAACTACTAAATACCGTGTTGCGTCCATCAAATGGTCGTTATCTTTTACCACACGCCCCTTTTCGTCCCTACGATAAAGGCGAAACTCTGACAACCAGTTCCGAAGATTCTGGAAAACACGGAGCTTCCCGGCAGACATCGTTTGCCAAACATTGTACAACCCGCTCTCCACGGCGTTGTTCGCAAGCGTTATGTCAAGGCCGTGCCTGCGGTACATGCCAAGAAGCTGTTGCCCGTCAGTCTGCGCTCGACCGCGACTGGCTGGATCAATTACCCCCGGCATCTCGCCACGGGCTTTAATAGCCTCTGCATGCAAGATCGGCTCTGCCTGACCGCGGTAGTACTCTGAGTAGAGATACGTCACTTCTGTATCCGGGTTAGTGGCGCCCCAGATCACCGCGGTACGGTTCCAGCCTACGTCCATGCCATAGCAGCGCCTCCAGTGCTCAGGGATGGCAAACTCTTCACAGATTAGTTCACTCTCTGGCACAGGGTAGATGGCGCCGGCTCCAAGCTGTGGCACGCCCTTAGAACGTGCGTCACGTTGAAAGGGCGGAATGGATGCCCAAAGTTCGTCCTTCTGAGTCTTAGTCAGATGCGGGACATCGTCCCACGTCGCCATGCCAACGTACTTACTCCCTGACGCCTGCTCCTGCACTTCACCATTTGGCATAAATGACATGACTGTCTCACTCATCCCCATAAGAGGGGTAAAGGTGAGCATGGTCATGCCATTGTTAGTCATCGTACGAAGGAGACACTCTGTGTAGACATCCAGAGGAGGCTCTTCATCTAGCCAGATGACATCTTGTTCTGAGCCTTGAAACGCTTCCCGGCGCTGGTCGTAGGACTTGAATGTCAGGCGGGATTCACCACCAGAAGCATGACGGACTGTAATGACTTCAATAGCCTCTGCAACGCCAGCTTTGGCAGTAGTCTTGATGAGATCTGACTTAGGAATCAGGCCCGTACCAAACTCCCCGGGTGGCCCAAGGAGCTTCATCTGCAAAATGTCACGAGTCGTCTTGCCGGTGTCCCCCGCTGCCCAGGCGCTGATAGGCTGGTCAAACCGTCTACCCTTCCACCAAGAGGGATAACGGCCTGTCATATGCAGCACCATCTCGTACCCACCGATACTCTCAGTCTTGCCAATACGGTTGGCAGCCATCATCAGGCGCTCTCTATACCGTGCGCCGGCCTCGAAGTAAGCGATGTGCTTGGGATACAGTTCGCGCCGGTACTCTCCAGTATCAGGGAAGTAGGTAGCGATCTTGCGCTCCCTCTTACGTCTCAAAGACTCTTCCAGCAGAAGAGTAAGCTCCAAGTTCTTGTCGAGGCCATCGAGTAGATCGCTCATACAAGATCGGGTTCCCCGGACACCTGCACACGCAGGGCCGGGTGTTTTCCGTTTCGCTCAGTCACACCCCCGGGTTGACTGGTGAAGCTAAACTTTGGAAGATTGTTCACTTTTGTGCAAGTCCTTAAACGCTTCTAGTGCGTCATTTTTGTAAGAATGTGGCCCAACGTAGCAGTCTCGAAGGACACTAGCCAGTAGCGTAGCCATCTGTTTCCAAGCCTCTGCACGCTCTGTTTCGTTGCATAAATCATTGGCAAGACTGAGGCTTAGAAAAGTGTCTTCATCGAGATAGCTCATAGCTTCATCACGATGATCTTGTATTCGACTCCGTCTTCTGGACCACCTTCCAGCTCGAAGGTAAACTCTTCGTAGTCCATGTCCCGCTCAAGCGAGTCTATCAAGAGTGAGTAAGCCAGGTCAGCGGCTTTCTGAGGTGGGGTAGCGGGTTCTAAGTCCATGAGAATTGATCTGCGTGCGTAACGGATGCGCAGCCCCCGGTCTGTCTCTCCAGACTGTCACGCCTATAGACGCTTGGCGGCGTTCCCGATTCGGCGTCCCGAAACTAAGCAGCGGCACTAGGGTCCAAGACCACTGCGGCTGTCTCGTCTGAAAGAGGACCAGCGAAGGTCTCTACCAGAGTCTGGCCCGCTGGGGTGATAGGGGCCACCTCTTCAGTGTGATAGGGGGCGTCTAGGGTGAGTGCCACCAGGAAGGCGTCTACACTAGCCTTAATCGCCTTGAGCGCCTCACGCTGCTCTTCCACCTTCTTCTCCAGCGTTCCACGCTCCCTACGCACAGCCTTCTCTTTCCTGAGCTTCACAGCCTCCACGTTCCAGGCAGCCTTGAGAGCTGCACTAACTGACTTCTTTAATGCTGCAATCTGAGGATTAGTTTCTTTGCGAACACGAGCCCTACGAGTCTTAATTGGTGTTTCCATAACGCAAAGAGCGATAGCAGAAGAGAAGGTTTGTGCAACTGGAAAAAGAAAAAGCTGGAGAGCGCCCGTCCCCGGGAGGGGACTGGCTAAGGGTGAGTAGGGGGTAGACTGAAGGGGGTTGGTACACTAAGGCACTGTAGCGTACTGGTTGAGGGTAGGGAGAAGGGCGGATACACAGGGACCTCGACTTCTCTCTTAAAGAATGGCCTGGCTGGGGGTGACGACCCCCCTGACCACTACAGGTAGTGGTCGAGCTTAGTGACACCACTACAGGTAGTGGTTGCTCAGTGCAAACCGGCCCAGACCGGCCCAGACCAGCCAGCCGTGACGGTGAATCCCTCTGCTAGTTCGATTCACCTTCGTCACGTCTACAGAGTAAACCGCCCCAGTTTGTCACGGTGAATAGACCAAACGTGACAAATAACGTGACAACCTAGTCTGACACGGGCTCTGGCGCCTGCATAACCTCAGCCTGCACATCGAGCACCGCGGTACCTGATAGGCCATCAGGCTGACCCATTAGACCGGCCCGCTGAGCATCAGCGAGAGCTCTGGCTGTTCTGGCTTCGAGCTGCGCGTCCGTTAGCTCAGTCAGCGCGGCGAGTAGTGGAGAGCCATCTGCGTTGGAGAGTTTAGTCGGCAGCAATTTAGAGAGGAGCGCGCAGAACGTCCGCGGATCGCTTTGCCCTACATGCACCAGATAGTCGGTCCCGCCCAGCTTTTCAAATGCGTGCTCGATGGCATCTTTGATTGAGGCCGTGAGCTTGTTTGGCTGGCCTTTGGCGCGGCCACATGGCCGTTCACCGGGCCGGATCATGTGTTCTTTCATCTTTTCGGTCAGCATCGCTCTAGTTTCGCTCTTTTTTTGAGCAAGCAACAATCTTTTTTCTCCTACACAACTCCCACGCACACTACACCTTGCCAGCCTCCCCAGCACCCCCACGCAAAATAAACGCACATTCCCCTTGCGCCCTACGCTCCCTCTGCGTACCGTCTCCCTTGTCAGTCTTAATTATTCCCCACCCCCAACCCACAAAACTCCCCACAAAATGAACAAAACCCACACCTACCACGAAGG